TGATAACTGGATCTACAACAGTACCGATTGGTTTATATGTAGAAATAGCATTGTTGTTATTATCTAGACACTTGTACACGTTGTACTCGTCTGTCATAACTACACAGTTAATGTCTTCTAAACGCTGAGATCCAGAGTATGCAATAGAAGTAGTAGCAGAAGCTGATGCACCTTCACCACCGCCACCAGTGATAGTAACTGTAGGAGTAGAAGTATAGCCTCTGCCACGAGAAACCATATCAATAGAAACTACGACACCATCGAGCAATGTTGGAACAGCAACAGCGCCAGAACCACCACCACCTAAAATTGCAATAGAAGGTGGATCAGAATATCCGTATCCGCCTGAGATTAGGTTAACCCCCTGAACTTCATCGCTATATTGATCATCATACATATCCCAGATTTGACCAGTAACCCAGTCTACACGTGGGATGACGAATGCTACGTCAGTACTCTTAATTTCTTTCAGAGTAATCATTTCGTTACGTGTCTGTAACTCATAATTAAAACTGTCAATTGGATATGGAGGAATTGTATCGTCCACCCAACTAACAGTTCTTCCTAAGAAATAGTAGTAACGGGCATTTCGGTTCTGGATCTCATCGTACAGAGCCTCTGCAATAGAGTTGTGTAGAGGAGACTTCAGTAAAGAAGATGAGCTCATTGAATTTTACCTAAAGATTAGCTTACTGTAACAACCCAAGTGATAGCGATAGAGTCGCCAGCTGCCTTGTTAACAACTGGGAAAGTTGTACGGCATAGCATTGTACCAGCAGAGTTGGCATTGAAAATGCCAGCTTCAGTGATAGCACCAGTACCAGTACCTGCTGGGAAAGTAGCAGTAGCAGTAACTTGGTTAGATGATGAAGAGAAAGATGCCAGTGCTACACGACCAGCTTCAACACCTAGAGTGGTGTTGGCAACAGCTGGGGTTGCAGTACCAGTACCAATAGCCATATAACCCATAACTGTTGGGATAGATGAGCCTTGCATACGAGCAGCGATATAAGTTTTACCTGCAGAAACAACTAAGTTCTTAACCTTGTGTTCTTCTTTAACATTGCCGTTAGCGTCCAATAGTTGGATTTTAACTTCGCCAGTGGCTTTTAATGTTTCTTGTTTTTGAAATTCCATATAATTCTCCTGTTAGAATGTAGTTGCGGTACCAACATATAGTCCACCGTCATTTAAGAAGAAGCCAGCTTCTCCGTAAGGGTTAAAGTCAATAAGTCCACCTGAATCTGTCGCTACAGCATTATCATCTCCACTATAGTATGTTGGGTCTATAGTAGTCGTGTATACAAATGCTGGTGTCGTTCTATTTAGGTCTGTTTCGCTTGTTGCATCAGTATCAGATATAACAACTTGTTCGTCATCTTGGGTAATTCCATCATTTAAATAGTGATTAGCCACCAATGATTTAGAGACATTAATTATGTCAGCGCCGATTCTAGAAGCACCACCAGCATAACCGATAGCTTGCTCAACCATTGTGGTTGTCTCATCGTCATACGCTAAATCGAAATTTAAATGAGTAGAATTTAAAAGTTTAGTTTGATCAAAATATGGAACAGTTCTAGAACTACCTGAACCAGTCTCGTCTAACATAAACACAGATTCAGTGTCTGCTGTTATTCCATCATTGATAAAATGGTTTACTGATAGAGTTTTAACTGTATCAAAGAACGGCATCGTTCTTGTAGAATTAGTAATATCTCCACCATCAGCTAGGGAAATTTCTTGGGCTTCAACCACACCATCATAATTTAGGTTAGTTCCATTAATAGGTTTAGCCAGTGTTAAATACGGCATTGTTCTGGATCCATCCAGAGTCAACCCTGTTTCAACCATTGTTACATAGTGTCCCTCAACATCGCCATCAAAATTAGCAATTTGGTCATCGAAATATTTACCAAAATCTTTAATCTCAGTTAGATTGGCAAGTGTAATTTCATCTTGAACTGTAACTGCCAAAATCTTAACTAAAGACTCGAGAGTTTCACTGATGTCAAATTCATTGCGAATATCATATTCACCAAAGATGGCCATACCAGCAGGATGGATTAAGTTCTTAACTGCAGTCTTGTATGAGTCAAGAGCTTCATCGATTTTAATAACGTAAGAATATGCTTGGTAATAGCGACTATCTTGAATGTAAATAGCGTCATCCAAGAAACCATCGTTCGTTACGTAGTAACCTGGATATTTTGCCAATGGACCAAGAGAGCATTTGATAATAGCTGGATCATTGTCTGTGACTGTAGAATCCACGCTAGAGATACCAAACTCACGCATGACAAGACCAGCAAAGGTTCCATCTAGCGCTGGTCCACCAGTTTCACTAGCGCTGGCCATATTATAATCTGCAGTGTTTATTGTACCCGATTCGGCGAACCCGTCTAATCTCTCGCTAATGCTAAGTGTAGATAAAATCCCACCACCAATTTGTGGCGCATCAATACGTTGGATAACAGTACCAGCTGTTCCAGAAACGTCTTGCCCAGATTTGGCGGAGATTGTAGTTGTGAAATCTGTTGTGTAACCAACACCATATTTAATGAACTGTCCTTGTGCAATACCACCATTGGAATCAACACGAGCGATCTTCATGATGGAACCATATCCATCAAAGTTTTTAATATTGTATAGGTCACCAACCTTAAAACCAGATCCAGGCTTCTGAATCTCGAGTTGAGAAGTTGTGGCTAGAATTTCACCAGTAAAATAAATACCAGCAACATCATCACGATAGCGAAGTCTATCTCCAACGGAGATATTACCAAAGAATCGACGGTCAATGTAATATTCATATACGTTATCAGCGATCTTAACCACACGGTCAATTTCAACTTCAACATACTGACGACGGTCAACTAGAACACGAATAATCTTGTTCGGTGTGACAACATCAACTAGCTTGCCGATAGGGTCATTTGGATGACCAGTAAGAATCTTAATGAATATAGAAACGTCTTGGTTCCATTTACCATCAGATGCACGAAGCATTTGTTTAGCTGGGTATTCAACTGTCACATCCTTAGAAAACAGGATACGAAACAACAGCTTAAATGACGCTTCAGAACCTTTAGCGCCATAATGTTCTTTGATGTGCTCCATTAAGAAGCGAGGTTCTACTGCAGTATAAGGTAGCTTGGAAGCCAACTCATCTTTAAAATATCGAATGAACGAATCTAAGGTCTTATCTAGATCTCTAAGATCTTCTAAGTCTTGTTGAGTTGTCCCAAGATAGTCATAATACGATTGTAGGAATGCCACAAACGCAGGATAATCTGATCTTACGAATTCAGGTAGCTGTGATGCTACCAGAGATGATAACTTTGGCTTGGTAATCATTATGAACGGCTAGATGTGAACTGATAGTTGTATCCACCACGCAGGTCACCAGATGCTGTCTTATCAGCGATAGCGGTAATCTTTAAGTGGTCGTTGGCGATTTCTGCTACTTGAGTTAGAGCAGAAACCACATCGTTAGATTGTGGGGCGATAGAAAGTTCAAAGTCAACATCTGCCAGAGCAGTGATGTGTAAGTTCTTAATATCAACGATACCCTTGTTATAGTCAATCGTACCAATTTGATCGTTAACTATAATTTTAGTAGCATTAGTACCAAGACGGAATAAACGAACATAGCGAACACCATCATCATCCAAGTAATGCACTTGATCTGAACCAGCAATGTAAAATCCAGTCGATATGAATGCTTCTTCAGGAACACCAGTATATTTAATAGGGTTAATCATATTTAACAGATATTGAGCAGACACATTATAACGTGGTGTCATTTTGCGGCGTAGCAAAACTGTTGTGATGTTACTTACGATAGATGGGTCTGTTTCGTCGATAAGTCTGCTTAACTTAGAGAAACGGAACACGCCATCGAACGTTTGTAGATCTGAATCATTATAAGAAATAACTGTCTGACGAACCAATGTAGCGATTTCTGCAGCAGTGCGTGTTGTATCTTGTTCGTTATAATACACAGCGATGCTAAGAGCAATA